CATTACTATTTGCTAAAATTTTTTGTATATCTGTTTGTCCAGTTGCTTCATCTTCACCTCCTGATAATTTGTCCTTTTCATCTTGATATTTAATAAATGTATCTTTAAATTCAGTAGCATCATCTATAGCACGAAGTTTACTTCTATGTTCTTCCCTTTGCTTAATAATTGTTTTTTTACTCATATTTATATTATAAACGAATATAATTTAATTTAACAAAAAAATTATGTTCTAATACAATTTTTTATTCTGGGGTAGTTGTTGTAGGATTGACAATTCTTAATACTTCTTGCGATTTTTCTAAAAATTCTTTTGTATTTTTTAAAATTTGATTTATTTGTTCTTCTTTTGTAGGAAGTTCTAATTCCTCAAATTTGGGTGGTTCATATTCAATTGGTTCATATTTAATTTCATTCATATCCATCAATGCAGAATCAAAAGTACCCATACCCAAAGTCATATCAGCAATACCACCAGCCATTTGATCAGCCATTTGATCAGCCGTTTGTTGAGCCATATCAGCACTCCATCCAATAGTCGTATCAACAGCCATTTGACCAGTCATTTCACCCAAAGTCGCGTAATCGCTTGTGCGAAATGATGCTTTTCTTTCGTTAACTATGTTAAATATTTTTTTTATATTTTCTAGATTTTTTTTGCTATTCTTATAAATTTTTATAATATCTTCTTGTTCACTAGTAACTTGTCTTAATTTTTCTTCTTTTGATTGCTTTGATTTTTCTTCTCTTTGTTTAATAATAATTTTTTTAGTCATATTTATATTATAAACAAATATAATTTAATTTAACAAAAAATTGAATCTGTATTTTACGTTTTTGAAAATTAAAAAACATGGAATTTTTGAACAATCTAAAGGAAAAACTATCTTCATTCAATATGACACTACCATTGAAATATATTTCAACACCACTTGGAATGTATATTGTATGGATACTACTACATTACGCAGCTGCTCATCTTTATAAGATGCATTGTGCAGCAAGTGGATTATGGGGATTTCTACTGTCTCCTCTTATGGCATCAACACCATATTGCACTGGTCTAGTATGGATTTTACAACATTCAGTGATTAAATTTATGGCTATTTGGACAATTGTTGGTTCATGGATAAGTTTAAATCTTAACAGGCAAGAAATTATAGAAGAAAAAAAGGATAAAGAAGAAGAAAAAGAAGATTAAATTATAAAATATTCAAATAATTATAGTATTTTTTAATCTTTTATTATATTATATAATGCATTTTACAAATAATAAAGGAGAAGTATATACAATTGCGATTCAAGACGCATATGACCATTATAAACAAGGAATATCAGGTAGTATATCAAATTTAGCAAATGAAATATTAACTTATGGAGTAACTACAGATAGAAGTACTTATTTACATAAATCAATTAAGACATATCAAATGGAAAATTCATCAAATTTAAATGAAGTTGATAAAAATCATGAAATAATTGATAATAATGTAAATTTTAATGATATAAAAAATATATTTCAACTAAATAAATATTATACATTTATTAATAAAAGTAATAACGTAAATGATAAATTAAATATTAAAATAAGTAAAAATAGTAATTATAATATTCAATACGCATTTTATCGTAGCAATGGTGTTTTTTTTCAAAATGATAGTTATTATGTAAATAATAATACAGAATTTATTGAATTAAATCTTGGAGCAGGTAAAATTGTAACAATAAGTTTACAAGAAAAAGTGGAAACATATGTAATTAACAATATTTTATATAGTATAAATTTAGGATTTAACTCTAATTATACACAAAAAATATATATTGTAAATCATCCAACATATAATACATTAGAAAAATCAGAGTTTTTTGATTATGATAATAATTTACATTCTTCAGAATTAATTCAAAATAAATATATTGCATATAACAAATATTATACAATTTTTAATTTAAAAAATGAATTAGATATTAATATAAAATTAGATAACTCAAATTATAAATATCATTTCTATCATCTAACATTAGAAAATAATAATATTAATTCTATAAATGATAATAATGAATTTAATTTAAAAATAAAGGAAAATGAAATTTTCATTTTCAAAGTAACTCAATTTCATACTGAACTTACACATGAAGAAGTAAATAAATTATCAATAAGTGGATTTAGAAAAATGGAAAAACTTGAAGTTAAAAATGATGGTGTTCAATTATTACCTTTTATTTCTGAAGATATTTTAGATTTTGATAAATTTAAGTTAATTGATAATGAAAATTCAATAATAGATAAATGGGGTTTAAACAATAATGAATATAATTTTGAGACTAATAAAGCAATGGGTAAAGTAATAGCATTATTATTTAAAGATTATTATAAGCATTTAATTAATGTAAGATTTCCATTTTATGAAAAAGAAATTAATAATGAAACAACAATTTCTTATTTTGAATATGATACATCTGGAGATTTAATTCTACATGAAAATATAAAAGATTTAAAATCAAAATATGTAATATTATATCAATATATTAATCAAGTTAGTGATTCAATTAATAAAAAAACATTAAAATTAAGTAATAGTCATAAAAGCCAAGAAATAAATTTTTATAGTTCATTAAATTATAATTCATTAAAAAATAATAACAAAATTTACATTAAAAAAATTAGACTTGAAACTTCTAATAATGATTTTATTTCATCCAATACTTTAAATTCTTGGCAATTAGCTAGATTTTATGTATGGGTTAATAATGAAAATATTATGATTGAAAATAAAAATAAGATTAATTCAACTGGTTACAAAAATAAATATGCTACAAATTTAATTGACCATCAAAAACACAATAGTAATTTATTAGAAAGAAATTCTATAAATAATATTTCTTCAATTAAAAATAATAATGAAGTAGAGTACATATGGAATAATACCACTTATAAAATTACTTTTCCTGATATGTATGCTGGGTTAGAAGATATTGTATTATATATGAATTATATTTTTAAAAAAAATAATCATTATTTAGTTGATAAATTGGATAATATAATCTATCCGATTGAATTAGAGTTTAATTCTGATAAAACAAAAATATATATTTTTATTAATTATATTCCTACAAGTGCAACAGATGCATTATATCCAGCAAATAAAAATAAACATTTTACTTTTCCAACTACTGGATTTTATAGTATATTAAAAATGATTCCATTTACAAATTTTTATAAATATATCGGAGTTTCAAAAAATTATGAAACAATTACAAAAGATTGTAAATATATACAAGAAGATAATAAAATAAGAGATATTTCAACTTCTAATGTTGAAATTGAAAACACAAATTTCTATAATCCAATTTCTGAAAACATATCAAATATAACAGAACATGTATATCAATCTGGAATAGGTGAAAAATTAGATGACGGAAAACAATATTGGGAAGTTATTTTAAAAAATAAAGTGTTATATAATGATTTTCAAAATATTACTATTTTATCAAATAAAGAAAATAACATATATAATACTAGTTTGTTATTTTATGATGAATTTGGAAATAAGGTTGAAAATTATTCTATCGATTTTAACGAATATGAAAATAAAGAAGAAAATCATGAAATCTTTTTATTAAAAGGACCAAATTTTGATTCATATAGTGATAACAAAAAATATCCAGATTATGATAATAAACCTACTGATTTCGCATTAAATCATTTATCAAGTTCAAAGATTATAAAAACCAAAAATGCTTTTAATATTAATATGAATTAATATGAATTAATATGAATCACCCTTAATTTTCTTCATTATAAATTTCATCTAACATAACTATGCATTTTCTATAAAAAGTTTGTTTATTTTTAAAATTTTTACAAGTTTTACAAATAAATCCATGTACATTTTTTTTTCTTATTTCTTTATGGAATAATAAATCAAATGGAATTTTATATTTTGATACTATTTTTGTATTACCAGTTATATTACTACAAATAACACAACCTTGAAGCCATCCATCAATTGGAAGATGCGTAGGATTAAATAAATATAAATTTCCCATATACTTTCAAAAATATTTCTTATATTAAAAAAATAATAATTATAAAATAAATATATTTAGTTATATTATAATGTCTGTTTACAATAATTTATTTGGACCTCTTGATTCTGACTATTGTGTCATATTTTTTGTATTAATGGTAATCAGTTTTATTTACTTAGCATTAACCGTTTTAATGGGAATTGGTTATATGTTTTCAACTAAAAAGAAAGATGGAAAAGTATTTGGATTTTTATTTACAAATGCTATAATTTTAGCAATAGCTTATTTTGCTTATAGAACTTTATATAGTATGTGTTTATCATCATTAAGATAAATTATATATAATGTAAAATTATATTGAAAAAAGTTTAAAGACATATCATATATTTGTTTTATATGGTATGTATTGGTATTGATTTAGGAACAACGTATAGTTGTGTAAGTGTGTGGCAGAATAATAATGCTGAAATTATCGCGAATGACCAAGGTAATCGCACAACTCCATCTTATGTTGCATTTTCAGGCGAAGAACGCTTTATTGGTGCTGCAGCAAAATCTCAATCTGCACAAAATGCAGAAAATACAGTATTTGATGCGAAGCGTTTAATTGGTAGAAAGTTCAAAGACTCAGAGGTTCAAATGGAATTGCCTCATTTGCCTTATAAGGTATTTGAAAATAAAAATGGCAATCCAGCAATCGAAGTTAAATATAAAGATGAAGTAAAAAGATTTCAACCTGAAGAAATCTCCGCAATGGTATTAACTAAAATGAAAGAAATAGCAGAAGCATTTTTAGGTGTTACTGTTACTGATGCAGTAATTACAGTTCCCGCTTATTTCAACGATTCTCAAAGACAAGCTACAAAAGATGCAGGAGTTATTGCTGGATTAAACGTATTACGTATTATTAATGAACCTACTGCTGCTGCAATTGCATATGGTCTCGAAAAAAATACAAAAGGTGAACGTAATGTACTAATTTATGATTTAGGTGGAGGTACTTTTGATGTTACTATGTTGTCATTGGATGAAGGTGTATTTGAAGTTAAATCTACTGCTGGTGATACTCATTTGGGTGGTGAAGATTTTGACCGTAGAATTGTACAATATTTATTACAAGAATTTTGTAAGAAAAATAAACTAGATATAAAAGAAGTTGAAAAAAAATCTAAAACTTTAAGAAGACTACATGCTGCTTCAGAAACAGCAAAAAAAACTCTTTCATCATCAAGTGTTGCAAATATAGAAATTGATGCAGTATATGACGGTATTGACTTCAATACTACATTAACTCGTGCGCGCTTTGAAGATATGTGTTCAGATTTATTTAGAAAAACATTTGAGCCTGTTGAAAAAGTATTACGAGATGCTAAATTGAGTAAATCTCAAGTTCATGAAATTGTATTAGTTGGAGGTTCTACTCGTATACCAAAAATACAAGCTCAATTGAGTGAATTTTTTAATGGAAAACAACTTTGTAAAAATATTAATCCAGATGAAGCAGTTGCATATGGTGCAGCAGTTCAAGGAGCAATTTTATCTGGTGTTAAAGACGAAAAAGTAACTGATTTATTGCTATTGGATGTTATTCCTCTTTCTTTGGGTATTGAAACTGCAGGTGGAGTTATGACAAATATTATTCCACGTAATACAACTGTTCCAAGTAAAAAATCGCAAACTTTTAGTACTTACGCTGATAATCAACCTGGCTGTAATATTCAAGTATTTGAAGGAGAAAGAGGATTTACAAAAGATAATAATAAACTCGGTGAATTCTTATTAGAAGGTATTCCTCCTATGCCTCGCGGTATTCCACAAATTGAAGTTACATACGATGTAGATGCGAATGGTATTTTGAATGTTTCTGCATGTGAAAAAAGCACTGGAAGAGAACAAAAAATTACTATTACTAATGATAAAGGACGCTTAAGCGATGAAGAAATTCAAAAAATGGTAAATGAAGCTGAAAAATTCAAAGCTCAAGATGAAGAATTAAAGAAAAAAATAGATGCTAAAAATAATTATGAACACATATTTTATCAATTTAAAAATACATTAAATAAAGATGAAACTAAAAATGCAGTTCCATCGGATAAACTAGAAGAAGCAAATGAAAAGATGAATGCTTATCAAGAATGGTTAAATAATAATGAAAATGCATCTGCAGAAGAATATGATGCAAAGCGTAGTGAATTAGAACAATATGCACAAGAAATAATGAGTGTAGCATCAGCAAATGCAGGAGTTCCTCCTCCTCCTGGTGCTAGTACCGCAGCCCAACAAGATGAACCAGAAAATGAACCTAAAATCGAAGAAATTGATTAAAATAAAAAATTGATTTTTATACTTTGTTTTTTTAGATATAACTACTTTTATATAATTATGAATAACGAATTATATGAAACCAACTATACAAATAATATTGAATGCATTTATGGAGAGAAGAGAAATAAGAATGATGATGAAATTCTTGTAAATAAATCTTTATATAATGACCATGAATATAATGTTTTATTTGAAAATAGATATAATTTTTCGAACTACGATACATACAGTATTGATCCTTACGGATGTAAAGATGCAGATGATGCTTTCAGTGTTTATGAAAAAAATGATAAATTATATCTAGCTATACATATTGCAGATCCCACTCAATTTATACCATTGAATTCTGAATTATGGAAAGATATTGTAAATAGAACTACAACAAAATATTTATCAAACAGACCTCCTATTCATATGATGCCTCAGAAAATATTAGAATTGTCTAGTTTAATGACAAACAATGAAGATGAATTTAAAAATACAATTAGTATTATTACAGAAATCGATAAAAATAATTTTACTCCTATTCATAATATTGAATTAGTTTTTGGCATTGTGAGAATTCATAAAAATAATGCACTTACGTATAAAAACGCAAGTCTTTTAAAAAATGAATTATTTGCATTGAATATTGCTCAAAAAATTGGAGAATCATTATTTGAAATACGAAAAACAAAAACAAAAGGAACCAAGCTAAGTGAATTAGAGAATTCAACTATTATTTATCAAGATAATGATTTATATTTGTATCAAGATGATGAAGAGGAAAAGAAAATGAAACAAATGATTGCTGAATTTGCAATATTTGCTAATTCTTTTGTGGGTCAATATTTAAAAATTAATTTAAATACTGGAATTTTCAGAACATGTAATGCAAGCGAATGGTTAAGTACTGTTTATCATGATATTTCTAGTGAGGAAATGATACAAGAAATTATTACAAATGGTATTAGAGCTGACTATATGGCAAAAGTAGAATCTCATGACCTAGTTGGTATGCCTGAATATTGTCATTTTACATCTCCAATACGCAGATTATCAGATTGTATTTGTCATTATTTATTAAAATTTATTTATTTTAAAAAAAATAATTATAAAATTCCGTTTGAGGAACAAGAATTAAATAAATTGGCAGTGAAATGTCTTTATGCTTCAAAAAAAGACAAAAAAAATCAATATTTAGATAATAAATTTCGATATTTACAAGTCATGAACAGTATGATTTATAAAAATGGCAAGATAAACATTAAGTTTTATATTACAGGATATAGTGGTTTATTTTTGAATATAATAATTTGCAAAATTAACGAATTTACAGTTCATATGTCCTATACATTACGAATTAAAAATTATGAAAAAGAAATAAATCCAAAAGAAGTAAATGAATTATTTGTTAATAAAGTAAATTGTTTTACCAAGTACGATGAAAACACGATTCCTCAACTGGATAAATATATATTAGAAAAAAATTGAATTTTAAGTTATAAATAATTCATATTATTAAAAACACCTTTTTACAGAAATATGAGTTTGATAGATACTTTGGATACTTTGGATACTTTGGA